ATTTTATCTGCTATTGCTAATGTATTTGTAAGTTCAACATTAATTTCTGCTATATCAGAAGTATTTGAATCATGTCCATTTTTTGCTGCCGCTTCTGCAAGTGCATCCCGAGGAGTATGATTTAATACGTCTTTCAATGGAGGTAAATTAAAAGTTTCTTCTAATTTCTTTGTCATTTACGTTTTTTCCGTTTTGTTTGTTTTTGTGGCTTTCTAAAAAGATGTTCTTCTGTTACAACTCTAAATATCATCCCTTTATCTTTAGTCCATGCTCTTGCCGCTTCCCATTTTGCTTCATTTACTACTGCTTGTACTTTTTGTGCTTGAGATTTAGCATGATCTAATGTTTGCATTTTTGGTTTAACTTCTATTATTTCCGCATGTTTTTTTCCATTCTTATCTACATATACCATAAAAAAATCAGGTACATAATTTGTTTGTTTACCACTTATAGGATTTCGATAAGGTATTCTTGTTGCTTCACTTGCCCATCCTATTACATTGGGATGATTATCGCACATACGCATAAACGTTAATTCCCATCCACTGCGATAACGTGGTCTATGTTTACCTACATATTTTTGTGGAAACTTTGGTGAATAAACTCCTTGTTGAAAACTAGCCATATTTTATTCGCCAGTGGTCCAAGTTCTCCAGTTATTTCCATATTCTATTGCCTCATATGTAAAATTCAATGACCATAAAATAGGAGACGAATCTGAATAACTTAATGTATCATGTTGCGCCATCATAAGCATTGGATTAATAATAGATACATCATCTTGATAAGTGCCGGCATGTTTATTTTTATCGTGGCCGTCACGAATAAGATCTACATTTGTCATTGGTTGTTTATTTGGCCGACCGTCACCAAATTCTCTATTAATCTTAATTCGTTTAATAAAATATTTGTCTTCATTTTTTATAGGTGGTTTATAACCATATCCTGTTGCAACAGGATCACCTGGTGGTGTTGTATCGAGTTGATATGTAGTTATTGGTTTTTCTAAATTTCCAAAGTAATATAAATTATATGCCCTAACTAAATTTTCTATTTTACTATCTATTGTATCATGGCATTGCAATGTTATTGGATTAAATTGCATACTCGTCGTTATCACTCGTTTTCTATTATATTGATTTAATGTTTGTACATCATAAGAATGACTAGGAAGCTCTATAGATTGCGCCCTAAATGTAAAATCCCTTTCATCTATATCAGGATTACGAGCATTAATACCTGCCCTACTTAATGCAGTACGTACATTGCCCCAATCATGATTTAATATAATTGCAATAGTATACTGAAACTTCATCCGCGGCTCAGTTACCGACCGAATGCCAAATGATTGATCTGAATTATATAATAATGTTGTTTGATTAATTGCCATTACAGTACTATTTACCACAAAAAAAGTCCCGCAATTTGCAGGACTCTTTTTATATTATTGTATATACTCTTAAGTACTAGCCAGAAGTAACCGTAGAACCAGTTGCGTTATCACCACCTACTGTTTCATGTGTTGCATGGTTCAAGTACGCATCTTCGCCACTGGACGTATATGCTCCCTTACCATGTTGAGCATTATCAAACTTAATTGTACATGTTACTTGCTGTTGGTCGCTAGTTGCATAATTAGAATCACCATATTGGATATCTGAAATATAACAACCTGCCAAGTACCAATGATCTAAAATATTTGTAGCTGCTGGACTATCGTCGCCGTCTAATGTTTGTATTTCCATATAGAATTTATAATTAGCACCTGCTTTTGCGGCAGATTGATCATAATGATGTAATTGGTTTTGTAGTTGTTGATCAAGTGCTTTAATTGTCTTACTTTGCACTTCATCCCGTAAAATAACAGTAATAGGACTCCATGTATGTTTACCTGCAAGATAAATTCTTGAGTTATAAACATCTAAAACCATTTCGTCATGCGTTAACTGAGGCCGTGTCACGGAAATAACTTGTCTTGTTACAATATTATTATTGCTTGCGCCACCCATATTACCAAATAACACTCTAAAGCGATATTGTAATTTGGGCATTAATGTTTGGTGCGACCCTGCTACTGGTACACCATATTTTCCTAAAACCGACATAATAGTCTCCTATTCCGTATAAATTGTTAATTGTATTTATACAATTCTCTTAAAATCTAAATTAAAAAGGGCACCTTATAAATAAAAGTATAAGCAAAAAGGGCACCTTATAATGAAACGAAGACCTATCTGTACTCAATGTATGAAAAAACCTGCCGCAATAAACTATTATAAAGATAGTGTGCCTTTCTATAGATCTAGATGTGATAGTTGTGTTAGAAAAAATAAGAAAACAAAGACATCTAGAATTCCACGAAAAATTGTTGCTGACTTATAAAACAAAAAAGGCTTGCATATGCAAGCCTTTGATGTAAATTAAAAATAATTTTTTATAGTGTACCTGTTGCAACAATCCTAATTGGAATGTAAATAAACTCTGCAGATTTAGTTGGCTCTATTGCCACATCTACATACATTTCATTACGATCTATTCTAGCAGGAGTATTGTTTGTTGTATCGCAAATTACTGCAAAATCATATACACCTCTTTTAGACATAATGTCAGTCATAAAACTATCAAATACATGTTGAATATTTGCTCTAGTTGTTTCATCATTTTGTTCAAAGATAAACGGACGAGCAATAACTTCAAAACGTTCTCTTAGATATGCAACTAATCTAGAAACATTTACTCTATCCAGTGCAGAACTTGTACCATGTAAAGTCTTTTGACCCCACAATGTTATTCCTGCATCAGGAAAATTAGCAATAGGATTCATGTATGCATTATACATTACATCTCGTTGTCCATTTGTTAATGCTACAGCAACAAATTCACCTTCGGCATTCAAATAGCCAACATGTATTGCGTTGTCTACTCTACCTCTAGTAAGTCCTGCAGGAGCGAACCATGGATACGAAACTGCATCACTATGTGCTAACGCACGTAATGTCATATGACTTGCTGGTACCATTACTGTAGTACCGTCTGAATTTGTAGAAAGAGCACTTGGATAATATACAGCCATGCTTGAATTTTTAGTATTCAAACCATCTTCGCCATTTTCGGCCGCTGTAGTATTTGTAATCCAAGTAACTGCATCATCTGGTGATTTCCTAAAAGGTGAATCAACTAGTACAAACGCAGTTTCTTTTCTATCTGTGTTTAGTGTGGATAGTTCATCTGCAAGTTCTGGATAACCAGGAGCTGCTAATAATGTAACTGCTACTGTGTCTTCTCTTAACGTAGAACCAGCGGCCGCAGCTTGTAGTCCTGTAACAACTACTTTACGTTGTGCATAGCGTCCAAATGTACCTGAACCATCTGCATTATTGCCACTTTCTGTTACCCATTGTTCATCTGCTACGTTTGCTGTAACAAATTTTCTAACAACTCTACCTGTACCAGGCATATTAACTAAAATCATATCTACCGGATATAAAGCTGCGTCAACGCCTCCATCTGTTTTTACAGCGCCTACTGTTACTGCGCCTGTTGTAGCATTATAAGTAGCTTTTGTATGATCTCCAAACACAACACCATTTACTGTTGTTTGGTCTGAATTATCACGAGCAGTACCCCAAGAAGTACCATTACTTACATAAATTGCAGGATAATTTGCATCATTTGTATCTACCCAAATTTTGTTAGCTACGCCAACTGCTGGTTCTGTAGATGCTAATGTAATATCTGCGCCCGCAACTGCAACCCAATTAGTACCATCATGCTTCCATAAATCAATATAAAAAGTTTCGTCGTACCATAGTGTTCCATTTGTTGTTGTACCGGTTGGTGCAGTCAAAGATGCTGTATGTGTTAGTGCCGCGAATGCGGTTCCGTCCCAACGTTGAAGTGTAAATTCTGCATCAGCTGCTGTTGTATCTACCCAAATAAAACCTACTTGCGCGGCTGTTGGTGTTGGAGCAGTTTCTTGCACTGCGCCTATTGTTACTGATAAAAATGCATTTGAAGTAGAATCAAATACTTTAAGTATAGGATTAAAACCTTCATTTGGTGTAGATGTTTTAAACCAAAAATCGCCAACTGCTAATGCTGTTGGCACAGTTGTATGATCTGAAACAAATACAGTATATGTACCAGCACTTGCTGTTGCTAATGGTTGAAATGCACCACCATCATGTACATGAAATTGTGCAGGGGAAACAGTAGTGTCTACCTGAACATCTCCAGCCGAGCCACCTGTACCAGCGCCGAGTGTAACATTTTGTTTTACCCAACCACCTGTACCAGTTGCATTTGCTTTAAAAAGACCCCATTCAGTATTTGTTGTATCTAACCAATAAAGTCCATTTGCTGGAGGACCTTGTGGTTCTGGTTTTGCCGGCGCAAGTTGTGTTGTATTAACATCTGCTCTTACAACATACGCGGCATTTGATGCGCCTAAGTAACTATAAGCGGCTAGTAATCCATATTCATTTAATTCGTCGCCATGACTGCCAAAAGAAGGATTACCAAATTCCTGTGACAATTCAAATTGGCTTGTTACCAATTGTGGGGTACCGGCTTTTGCTTTTGCTGTTCCAGCTGCTGTGCCAGTGCCACTTACGTGGGCCTTATCTTCTCCCGATGCAACTATTAGCAAAGGAACAGTTCCTGCACCAGCAGATGCATACATACTCTCATCTGTTACGGAAACTGAGACGCCCGGTGAAACTAATGTAGCCATATTTTTTCTCCCTAGGTCAATAAGTTATTCGTTAATATTTATTTTAATATTATAAAAACCAGGAGATATGCG